TCCTAGCCAAAGCTGACACCACCGCACACGCGGTAGCAACCCTAGACCTTGTAGTGGGGCTTGTGTAAATGTCAGAAAGAGATTATTTAAACCTATTAGAGAGAGTCTGTTCAGAAGGTGAACAGCTTCCGAATCAGTTCGGGATAGGGAGTCTATCACTATTCGGGGAACGAATAGAGTTTGACCTAGAAGAGGGCTTCCCTCTTCTAACCACTTGCAGGACTAACTTCAAGGCGATAGCCGAAGAGCTAGCCTGGTTTATCAGTGGTAGCACAAACGTAGACACCCTTGGAGAGCAAGGGGCTAAGCACTGGGCGCAATATGCCGATAGCCAGGGTAATGTAGGGCCAATTTATGGCGAGCAGTGGCGGAACTGGGGCTTTGAAAATACCCATGAAACTGTCGACCAGCTACGGGATGTAGCCTGGAAGGTGGTTAATGGCCAAACCTCACACTGTAGACTAGTAATGACAGCCTGGAACCCCTCCTATCTACCAGATACAAGCTTAGCCCCCTGTTCGAATCCCCCCCTTGGGGACATGGCTATAGAGCCTAATCACTGCCTCCTTCAATTCTACGTTAGAGAAGGTAGGTATTTAGATTGTCAGCTCTACACTACAGTGGTGAATGTATGCGAGGAGCTTCCACGAAGCCTGCCCATGTTTGCCCTCTTGACACATATTCTAGCGCACTTAGGTGACTTACACCCAGGTAAGCTTATAAACGTGATAGGCGAGGCAGTTATCTGTGAAGATCAGAGAAGGGAAGTAGACAAGAGGCTTGCAATACAGCCCTCTCCACTCCCGGCTCTTAAGGTCGATAGATCACTTGACACACTAGAAGATTTTACATATGCTTACATCCAAGTTATAAATTCACAACAGGGAGACACATACATTGACTAATTTTAACCTCGAGCCTGTATTACCCCGCTTTTTAAGCGATTCAGGTGTCACACCTCCCATTACAACTAATACCGCTTCATCAGGGGTAGGGACTCCATCCACGGCCTATAATGAAATGATGGCCAGGTGGGAGCTAATCCTACACCTCTTAGGTGGTACACTGACCATGCGAGATGCCAAGTCAAAGTACCTCCCGCAGGAGGAAGGCGAAGAGCCAGATACCTATTCAGCGCGAGTAGCGAGGACTATCCTGTATGGGATATACTCCAGGACAATAAAGTCCTTATCCTCCATCCCCTTTATTGACCCAATCATCACAAGCGATATACCAGAATCACTCGACTACTTGAAAGCCTCAGCGACAGATGATAACCTCTCGATAGCTCAATTAGCCCAAGATGTACTAGAAGACGTATTAAACATGGGCCTCGGCCACTTCCTAGTAGATTTCCCCGTAGCCCCTGATGGGCTTAACCTCAAGCAAGAACGAGAGCTAGATTTAAAGCCATTCTTTGCTAGGATAAGCCCGACCAATGTAATAGGTTGGCAGACAGACGGTGGGGAACTAATGGAGGTTAGAATATACGAATACTCGGTCAAACAGAATGAGGACTACACAGAGTCCCCTGAACACCGTGTACGTGTTATAACCCCTGAGAGGCATGTAGTGTGGGTACTTACTGAAGACGCCGATAAAGGCTCCAGATCCACACAGTCTTGGAAAATAGAGACAGACGTAGAGAATAAACTGGGCTACGTGGGCCTAGTAACTGTCTACGGGAATAAGATAGGAGACGCCATGACGGGCGCTCCAGTACTAGAAGAGCTTGCTTGGCTCAATCTTAGGCACTTTCAAAAGGTAAGTGACGTTGATAACATAGAGCATGTGGCCAACACACCTGTCCTCTTTGCCTCTGGATTCGCAGAGGAAGAGTTAGAGGGGGTAGTAGTAGGATCACATAGCCTGATATCCACCACAGCAGAGAACGCTAAACTTGAATACGTAGAGCACTCAGGTGCCGCGATAAACGCATCCCAAGAGAGCATTAAGGCCATAGAGGGACGGGCCGCAGAAATGGGAGCTGAGTTCCTGACTCAATCAGCAGGATCAAGGCAGACAGCCTATGCGAAGAGTGTAGATACAGGCAAGAGCCTGTCCATTCTCCAGGCAATAACAAACAACTTATCAAGGGCGCTGGAAAAGGGCTACGTCATAGCTGGCGATTGGCTTAAACTAGGCCCTGATGAACTCGCCAGTTCTAAAGTTACAGTAGGTGAAGGTATAGACCTGTCCCTAGATAGTAGCGACCTGGCACAGTTGAGAGAGCTGGCTAAAGATGGCTACCTCACAACCTTATCGCTTCAATACGAATTACAGAGACGGGGTAAGATCTCGGATTCAACGGAGCTTGTAACCCCCGAAAAACAGGATATAAACAGTAACCCAGGAGAAGCGAATGCCGATTAAAGCAGTAGTAAGCGACATTAACACGGTGGATGAAAGCCTGAGAGGTCACTACCGCGAAGACAATGGACGATACATCCTAGATGTTGAACCAACCGAAGTTAAGAGCGAGAGTGGTGTAACTTCACACTACGCTCTGGAGGACGTACACGGAATAAAGAGCGCCTTACAGAAGGAACGCTCTAATACACGAACTGCCCAAGCCATTGCTGAAAAGTTTAATGGTCTTGATGCAGACGATGTAAGATCTTCGTTAACCGAACTAGAAACTCTACGAGGCCAATCAGGAGATGCTGAAGCTACAGCACAAGCTCTTAGTCAGTCTAAGATTGACCAGCTTGTTAGCAAGCACCAAGAGGCCCTAGAGTCATCAGAGAACACTACTAAAGCCTACCGGGGCAAGGTAGAAGATCTCATGGTGGATCAGACTCTAGCCGCAGCCATTAGAGCTGGCGGTGGAGATGAGGGTACAGTCACACTTCTAATGCCCCACTTGAAGGCGCATGTAGCCTTAAGGGAGACAGGTGATAATTTCATCACTGAGGTAGTAGACCCCCTCACAAAGGAACCCCGCATTGGGGATAACGTTGGCAGTCCTATGTCAATGGAACAGTTGATAGTGGAATTCCGAGATAGCAACATGTTTGCTTCCGCATTCCCTGGAACTGGGCAGTCGGGAGGCGGTACTAAGTCTTCTGGCGGTAAAGGCGGTGCAGGATTCCCCGCTAAGAAAGGAAGTTTTACAGCTACGCAGCGGTCTGACTTCATTGAAAAGAATGGATCTTTAGCGTGGCTTAACCTCCCCGACTAGAACCACAAGCTCGATTCCAGCTTAAACCGTTAGCGACTGGACTAACACACACTTAAACATTCAGGAGAATGTAAAGCATGGCTACATCAACTAAAGCAAATTTCATCTTATATGATGAGCAGTTCTACGCCGGTCAGATTGAAACCCTCCAGCGTAACGTTAACATCTTCAATGCAGCATCGAATAACACTATTCAGATGAGCACTGATTTCAGCAAAGGCGACTTCGAGAAAGAGTCTTTCTTCCAGAATAACGCCTACATCTACCACCGAGATCCTACCTCAGTATCAGCTCAAACACCTGTTGGCCTGAGCATGGACGACGCTACAGCGCCTAAGTCTAACAAAGGCTACCTCGTTGAAGCGACTCTTGACTCGTTCAAGAAGATCGGTTAAGATGATCGTGAGATGTCCTTTGTCCTCGGACAGCAGCTCGGCCTACAGATCATGGATCAGTACATGACTTCAGCGTTATCAGCCCTTGTGGGTGGTTTTGGTGTTGCAGCTGTATCCGCAGATCTACGTCATAACGCCTCTAGTGGCGCTATCACTTCGCCTCACTTGAACACCGCCATCTCTAAGATGGGTGACGCGGGTAGTCGTATCACTATGTTGGTTATGCACTCTAAGCCCTACTACGACTTGATCGGTGATCAGATCGCAGAGAAGCTTCTAGAAGTAACTGCATTCAACTTGTTCCAGGGAACTCCAGCTACATTCGGACGTCCTGTACTAGTTGTTGATGCACCTGCACTGTGGACAGGTGGTAGTTCTACAGCTTCATCTGCCGATGACGTTTATCACACATTTGGACTAGTCCAAGGTGCTCTGAACATCAAAGAGAGTGAAGACAAGTCTTCATTAGGTGAGGTAGTTGGTGGTAAGCACAACCTTATCGCACGAGTACAGGGCGAATATGCCTATAACACTCGCATGAAGGGTATGGACTACACTGGCGCAGCTAACCCTGCCGACTCTGTTCTAGCTACCAGCTCTAACTGGGCTAAGGTTGCAGCAGACAAGCGAAGCTTGATGGGTGTTGACCTTCTTACTCGATAGATCTTGATTAATACCTTGATTTATCAGTAGGATAAATAAAGGGGCTAGAAGTAGCCCCTTTATTACAATATGGAGCTTGAATGAAATATCTAACAAGAAAACTACGCTCAATAAATCACATGTGTAAGAGGAAGGACGGGGGGCCTAAGTCCTCAGTTGATGCCTTCTTCCTGATAGAATTAAAAGGCTTATTCACAATAGCCCTTTTAAGATTTAACAA